GAAAGGTCTGCGCCGCAGGAAGATGAGCCTGTCAAGTTCAAAGTAAATGCGGGGGCTTGATATGTGGCCATACAACGAAGACGAACTCGCCTTCATTAACGGCGAAGATTGATAACAAAGAGGCGCGAAAGCGCCTCTTTTTCACTTGACATGATCGTAAACGTATAGTATGATCTGTACTTCGAAACCTAACAATATGGGGTGACATGAGCTTTTATACTTCAGTACATCAACATGGTAGCAGAATCCTTTTTCGGGGATACGATTCCAAGGGCAACAGAATCCACAAGCGTATCCAGTTTTCACCAACCTTCTACCTACCGACAAACGGCGAGGAAACCGGTTGGCAATCGCTTGACGGGCACAATGTAAAGCCTATCAAGCTTGGTGGCATGGTAGAAGGTCGCGAATTCGTCGAAAAATACAATGACGTGGGCAACATGAACATGTACGGCAACACTAATATGGTTGCACAGTTCATCGCAGAAATGTATCCAGACGAGATTGACTATAGGCTAGGGTATATCCGTATTGGCAATATCGATATTGAGGTGGCATCCGATGATGGCTTCCCGCACCCTGATCAAGCTGATCATCCGGTGATTTCGATTGCTTACCGGGATAATCGCAACAACATCTACCACGTTTGGGGATTGGGTGATTATGATCCCGCAAAGACTGAGTTGGACCTTGATGGCAAGATGATCCAATATCGTAAGTGCGCCTCTGAAGCCGAGTTGCTTCAAAGGTTTGTTTGCTACTGGGAAGAAAACTATCCCGATATCATTACGGGCTGGAACATTCGACTGTTCGATATTCCGTATCTGATCAACCGGATCGTGAAGATTTGTGGCGAAAAGACTGCAAAGGCGCTTTCGCCTTGGGGCATCTACAAGTATCGCAAAATCGGCATCAAGGGTAAGTCTATGGACGCATACGAGATTTACGGTGTTGCGCAGATGGACTACTATGACCTCGTTCAGAAGTTTGGGTACTCTATTGGTAATCAGGAGTCCTATGCCCTAGATCACATTGCACACGTAGTTTTGGGTGAGCGAAAGTTGTCTTATGAGGAGCATGGTTCGCTCCATTCGCTTTACAAAGCCGATCACCAAAAGTTCATCGACTATAACATTCGAGACGTTGATCTGGTAGACCGGATTGATAAAGAGCTTGGTCTAATGGACCTTGGATTGATCGTTGGCTACAAGGGCGGCGTCAACTATTCAGATGTGTTCGGGACAACCGCTATCTGGGATAGTATCATCTATCGTTACCTAAATCAACGCAAAATCGCTATTCCACAGAACGCCAAAAAGGAGAAAGAGCCTTATCCGGGTGGGTATGTGAAAGACCCCCGTGTCGGGATGACAAACTGGATTGCATCTTTCGATTTGAACAGTCTGTATCCGAATCTGATTGTGCAATACAACATGTCGCCCGAGACCCTTGTGCATGGCCACACGCTAGATTCCGGGGTCGATTACTACCTAAACGGTAACAAGCCTAGTCCCCCCAAAGACTTTGCTGTTGCTGCTAATGGGTCGTGCTATCGTAAGGATAAGCCCGGAGTTCTTCCGACTATCATTGTCGGACTATACGATGAACGTCGCCAGACCAAAAACAAAATGCTTGAGGTCCAACAGCAAAACGAAAAGTCGCCTTCGCCTGATCTGAAGCGGGAAATCAACCGTCTTGGCAACACACAGATGGCCGTCAAGATTTTGCTAAACTCCCTCTATGGTGCGTTAGGCAATCAATACTTCCGCTACTACGAAACAGCCATGGCAGAAGGCATCACGTTGTCTGGTCAGTTGTCGATCCGTTGGGCTGAAAAGGCTATCAACAAAGCCATGAACGGTATTCTAAAGACCGACAATGACTATGTGATTGCGATTGACACCGACTCCATTTATGTGGATATGTCTCCCCTTGTGCTTGCCGTGAACCCAAAAGACCCGGTTCAGTTCTTGGATAAGGCGTGTTCCGAAAAGTTCGAACCCGTCCTTGAAAGGGCTTATGCGGACCTGTTTGATCATATGAATGCATACGAAAACCGTATGGTTATGGCCCGTGAAGTTATTGCAGATCGTGGTGTATGGGTTGCCAAGAAACGTTACATCTTGAATGTCCACAACAACGAAGGCGTCCAGTATGCCGAGCCAAAGGTGAAGATGATGGGATTGGAAGCAGTCAAGTCTTCCACACCACAGATTGTTCGGGACAAGTTCAAAAAGGCATATTCAATCATTTTGCGCGGAACCGAAGACGAACTTCAACAGTTCGTCAAGGAGTTTGAAGGCGAGTTCAAAAGCCTTCCGCCCGAAGACGTATCATTCCCGCGCGGTGTGAGCGATATCGAAAAGTGGCACGATAATGTACATATATACAAAAGCGGAACGCCGATCCATGTTCGGGGGTCGCTACTTTTCAACATGCGTATGCGTGAACTTGGGTTGGATAAGACCATGGAAGGCATCAAGAACGGCTCTAAGATCAAGTTTTGCTACCTGAAGACGCCCAATCCTTTGCGCGAAAACGTGGTCGCATTTCCCCAGTATCTACCAAAAGAGTTTGCGATGGAGCAATATATCGATTACGACACCCAGTTCGAAAAGGCGTTTTCAGAGCCTTTGAAGCTGGTCACAGACGCAATCGGCTGGCAGCTTGTCAAGACTAACACACTAGAAGGATTTTTTGGATGACTATCAATCTGATGCAAGGTGATTGCCTCAAGATGATGAAAACAATCCCGGACGGGTCGGTTGATATGGTTTTGACTGATCCGCCATATGGAACCACGGATTGTAAGTGGGATAACGTGATTCCGTTTGAACCGATGTGGGAGCAGATTTGGAGGGTGTTGAAACCCAATGGTGCTACAGCTTTGATGTCTTCACAGCCTTTCACTTCTAGCTTAGTTCTTTCGCAAGCCAAACACTTCAAATACGAATGGATTTGGAGTAAGAATATACCTACGGGGTCTCTTACGGCAAGTTTTATGCCTATGAAGTCGCACGAATCTATACTCGTATTCGTTAGAAGTGGTAAACCAACCTATAATAAACAAATGGCGTCTTCTAAGATTTCCGATAGGGCGCACGGCGGTAGGCAGAGAACTACGATGCCCCGTAAACCCGGAGTATATGGTGAGGTGACTTCTAATAATGAGCCACACATTTACGTCCTTTCTGATTATGTTTCGCCTCGTTCGGTTATTGAAGGTATAAAATGTGTTCCGAGGTCTACCGGGACGATCCATCCGACACAAAAGCCCGTCGCCCTAATGGAATACTTTATCAAGACCTATACAAACAAAGGAGAAACAGTCTTGGATTTCACGATGGGTTCAGGGACAACCGGCATTGCCGCAAAGCAACTCAATCGGAACTTTATCGGCATCGAGCTTGACCCGGATTACTTTGAGATTGCCAAGAAACGAATCGAAGAAGCCAAACCACAGATTGAAGACGAAACCCCCAAGAACACACTAGAAGGATTTTTTGGATGACTATCAATCTTATGCAAGGTGATTGCCTCAAGATGATGAAAACGATCCCTGACGGGTCGGTTGATATGGTTTTGACTGATCCGCCTTATGGAACCACTGCTTGTAAATGGGACGCCGTTATTCCCTTTGAACCGATGTGGGAGCAGTTGAAGCGGGTGACAAAGAAGAACGGCGCAATCGTGATGACGGCAAGCCAGCCGTTTACAAGCACGTTGGTGATGAGTAACGTCAAGATGTTTAAGTATTGTTGGGTTTGGGAGAAATCAAAAGCAAGTAACTTTTTGCAGGCCGGATATATGCCGTTAAAGGCGCATGAGGATATTGTTGTGTTCTGCGACGGAAAGACAACTTACAACCCGCAAATGGAAGAAGGAAAGCCGTATTCTGGCGAGAAACGCGCAGGCAAAAAGGGTAGCAACTCGGATGTCGTGAATAATGTGCCAAACCCACAATTTAGGCGGGGCAGTCCTGACGGTAAACGAAAGCCAAGAACTGTGCAGTATTTCAAAACTCCAGAAAGCGAAGGAAAAGCAGTCCACCCCACCCAAAAACCTGTCGCCCTCATGGAATACCTAATCAAGACCTACACAAACGAAGGGGAGACGGTTTTAGATTTCACGATGGGTTCAGGGACAACCGGCGTAGCGGCTAAGAACCTAAACCGCAGTTTCATCGGCATTGAACTTGATCCAGATTACTTTGAGATTGCCAAGAAACGAATCGAAGAAGCCAAACCACAGATTGAAGACGAAACCCCCAAGAACACACTAGAAGGATTTTTCACATGACAGATGATATCTTTGACTTTGGCTTCACTGCCGTATCCGAAGACGATCTACAGGTTGTCGAGTCTTCCCGCAGCCAAGTCGAGGACATGGAATCGCAAGTAAAAGAGCTTGACAAACGGGCCAATGACCTATATAATGCTATCCTTCCACTTCTTGAAAACCTCAAGAAGAACCCTGAGAAGGATTATATACTATGGCCGGATCGTGTTGATAGGATCAATGCGTTCCAGCAAAAACTAGCAGACATTCTATACGGAGTTGAATAACATGTCACTAATGGATAAACTACTCAAAAATAGCACAATCAAGTCCACTGCGCCGATCATGGACTCGAAGGTGTATGGCAAAAAGGATATGGCACCTACACCTGTCCCAATGGTCAATGTTGCCCTTTCTGGTCGCCTTGACGGCGGTCTCGTTCCGGGCCTACTCATGTTAGCCGGGCCATCTAAACACTTCAAGTCTGCATTTGCATTGCTTATGGCAGCATCCTATCAGAAAAAGTATCCAGATGGAATCATTTTGTTCTACGATTCCGAGTTTGGCACTCCCCAGTCATATTTCGAAAGCTTTGGGATTGATATGGAACGTGTCGTGCATACACCCATCACAGACGTTGAACAGCTAAAGTTTGATATCACCCAACAGTTACAGAACATCGAAAAGGGTGACCACGTGTGTATTGTTATAGACTCTATCGGCAACCTTGCATCTAAAAAAGAAGTCGAAGATGCACTTGATGGTAAGTCTGTTGCAGATATGTCACGTGCAAAGCAGATGAAGTCTTTGTTCCGTATTGTGACGCCACACCTGAACCTCAAAGACCTACCGTTGATTGCGGTCAACCACACCTATAAGGAAATCGGCATGTATCCGAAGGATATCGTTTCTGGTGGCACAGGCGCATACTACTCCGCAGATGCTATTTGGATCATTGGTCGCCAACAAGAGAAGGAAGGCACCGAGATTGCTGGATATCACTTCATCATCAATATCGAAAAGTCGCGTCATGTGCGTGAAAAGTCCAAGATTCCGATTACAGTAACATTTGAAGGCGGCATTAGCAAGTGGTCAGGGCTATTTGACGTTGCTGTAGAGGGCGGATACATCCGCAAACCAAAAGTTGGCTGGTATGAAGCAGTCGATCCAGACACTGGCGAAGTCTTGACTGATAGTCTAAAGCGCGCTAAAGACTTGGCGACAAATGGGACTTTCTGGCAGATGATGATGGAAAAAACAACCCTTGCAAACTACATCAAAGGTCGCTATACTGTTGCGACAAGATCGCTAATCCAATCTGATGATGTGGATGCGATGAGTGAAGATGATGTGGCAAGCGAGGACTGATAATGATCGAAAGCACCATCCTATCGGGTCTGGTGTATAGCGAAGAGTATGCTCGAAAGGTCGCGCCTTTTCTGAAGGACGAATATTTCGAGCATCCTTCCTATAAAACCGTGTTTGGCGAAATAGTCAAGTACATCGAAAAATACAACGGGCTTCCCACAAAGGAAGCCCTGAAGATTTCGATTGACGACAACGGAAAGTTGAACGAATCCCAGTATAACGAGGTGATCGAACTTGTTGATTCGCTGTCTTACGACGAAAAGACAGATATGGATTGGATCACTGATGTTACTGAAAAGTTCTGTCAAGACAAGGCAATCTACAATGCCGTCCGCGAATCTATCATGGTTCTGGATGGTCAACACAAACAACTAGATAAGGGGTCTATCCCAAAGTTGCTGTCAGATGCACTTGGAGTATCATTCGACAACAACATTGGACATGACTATCTTGATAACTACGACGAAAGGTACGATTTCTATCACGCCAAGGAAGTCAAGATCGAATTCGATCTGGAGTTGTTCAACAAGATCACGAAGGGTGGGCTTTCTAGGAAGTCCCTATCCATTGCTCTTGCTGGCACTGGTGTCGGGAAAACTTTGTTCATGACTCACTGCGCAGCCGCTAACCTTTCGGCTGGTATGAACGTCCTATACATCACAATGGAAATGGCAGAAGAGCGCATTGCAGAACGCATTGACGCTAACCTACTTGACCTGACTGTTGATGACCTGCATCAAGTGCCACGGGAAACCTTTAACACTCGGATTGGGCGTGTCAAGTCCAAAACGAACGGTAAGTTAGTTATCAAGGAATATCCGACTGCATCGGCTGGTTCTGCGCACTTCCGGCACCTTTTGAACGAACTCCGACTCAAGAAGAACTTCATACCAGATATCATCTACATCGACTATCTAAATATCTGCACATCGTCCCGCGTGAAAATGGGTGGTAGCGTGAACTCGTATACGCTTATCAAAGCCATTGCAGAAGAACTTCGCGGCCTTGCTGTAGAGTTCAATGTTCCGGTTGTTAGCGCGACTCAAACCACACGATCCGGTTACGGTAACTCGGATGTTGGGCTTGAAGATACTTCCGAATCGTTTGGTCTGCCCGCCACGGCTGACTTCATGTTTGCTTTGATCTCGACCGAAGAGCTAGAAAGTCTTGGTCAGCTTATGGTGAAGCAGTTGAAGAACCGTTGGGGAGATACGAATAGCCCAAAGCGATTTGTGGTCGGCATTGATCGCCCTAAGATGCGGCTGTTTGATGCCGAAGAAGATGCACAAGACCTCATGAACGATACGCCAGCTATGGACAATGGCAGTGTCGGCAAACGTTTGGCGGATGAGCGGCAGGACTTTGGTTTTGATGTGGGCGTCAAAAAGAGTAAAAAGTCAAATTTCGAAGGA